GCCGCACGCCCGCGCCGGATCCGTCACTGACGAAGGCCGGCGTCTTCTTCCCGGACGTGGTCGGGTCCGGGCCGAACACCACTTGCCCATTGCCGCTCTTACTCGTGTCCAGCGGGCCGTCGATGACGTAACCGCCGGTCGGCGGGGTGTAGACCTCGGAGTACGGGTGGCCGACGGCCCGGTAGGCCTCGGCCGCCGCAGTGGCCGCCCGGATGGCGTCGTAGTTGTTCGTGCCGAAGACCACGATGGCGCCGGTGATGGACGTCGGCGGTGCGGCGGCCAGGGCCACGCTGTCCGGCCCGTTGTAGCCGCTGATGACCGTTGCCCATGCGGTCACACCGAATGTGCCGGCGCCTTGCACCAGGACGTGCTTGCTGACGTCGCCGGCGGCGAACGGCCTGCTGGTGGAGCAAGTCAGCGTCGACACGCCCACGTTGACCGCGCCGTCGGTGACGATCACCGCGTCTGACACGGCCCCGTACTTGGTGATGTCGAACCGCCCGGCCGGGGCGGCGGAGAAGCGCGGATCGTCCCCGGCCGCGACCGTGCCGGCCGTCGTGCCGACGTTGGCCACGGCGGCGGCGCCCAGGCCGAGGTTCCCGCGTGATGCCGCCTTGTCGAGGACGTCACCCAGGTTGGCGGCTTTCGCCAGCAGCGTGGACGGGTCGGCGAGCAGGCTGTAAGAGCCAACCACCGGATCCGGCACGATCACCTGCGCCAGCGTCACCGACGGAGCGGACTTCGGCAGGCTGATGTACCGCACCCAGCCCGGCGCGTTCGTGAAGAACGCGGTGACCTTGTACGACCAGCCGGTCGGGTTCATGCCCGTCACGTCATTGGCCGCCAGCGTGACACTGAACTGGCCGCCGACCAGAGTCACTTCCGTGGTACCGCCGAGCAGCACCTCCTGACCCGCCACCGTCACCGCATCCGGGCCACTGAAGAACAGCTTGCCCTGGATCGGCGTCCCGTCAGGCAGCACCAGCGGCTTACCGGAAGAGACCGTCACCCCATCCACACCAGCAGGCAGCGGCACAACCCACCTCCGATCCGCCGGTCACGGGCTACTTGGCGGTGTCCTGGCCTTGCTTCGCGCGCGGACCGCGGCGCGGCTTCGGCTCGGCGGCGTTCTCCGCCGGCTTCTCCGCAGCGGTGCTCTCGGGAAGCGTGGGCGCCAGCTTGGGCTTGTCCTCGCCGTCGTCCGCCTTGGTGACGTCGTGGTCGTACTGTTCCTTCAGCACGCGGGCGACTTCCTTGGCGTCCTGCGTGCGACCCGAACGAACGTAGGCCTCGTGCTCCTCGATCAGGGCGGCCTTGTACCGGTCTTCGACGCTGCTCATAGCTCCCTCACCTGCTCGATCTCGGGCAGCAGTGCGTAGTAGTCCTCTTTGAGCCGTCTGCGCAGCGGAGACCGCTGCCGGGTACGGTGCTCCAGCCGTACATCCCACAGCGCCTCGGCCGGCTCGGCTCGGTGCTTGGTGTCGTTGCCGCACAGCACGCGCGTACCGGTCTTGCCGGGCGCGGTGACCACGTAGTGAGCCTGCTGCACGCCGATCCCTGGCAGGGCCCGGAACAGCACGCGGATCGGGAACTGGGAGTCGAGGTCGTCGCGCTCCCACATCGTCACCTCGGCCACGTCCTGCTGCGTCGCCGCGAGCAGCGTGCGGGTGTCGGCCGGCACCTGGGTGAGCACCTCGTCGGCGTCGATCCGCAGGAACCAGTCGCCAGGCTCGGCCATCGTCGAGCCGAGCCTGAACATGAAGTCGCGTTTCTCGACCTCGTTGCCCCACCACGGCTGGCGCGAGGTGTGGATCGTGCAGCCCATCCCCGTACCGGCCGCCGTGTGCGCGATCGTCTCCGCCTGCTCGATACCGCTCGCCGGCTTCCGGACCGCGCCGGGGAAGCGGGCGTAGGGTCCATCGACCGCGATCAAGTGGTCACACAGGCGGGCCGCGGACGCCACGCACTCGGCGAGCCACGAGGCAGGCTCCTCGTACCACGACAGCAGACCGATGACCTTCATTGGTGCACCCCCAGCCAGCCCCCGCGCGGATTTTTCAGCCTCAGCCCTGGCTGGTTGGTCTGGGCGCATGCGAACCCGATCTGCGAATGCAGCGTCGCCGCGTGATGCCCGTTGCCCGCGTCGTGGACCACGACGACGGACCCCGGTTTGCCGTGCTCGGTCCACAACTTCAGCTCGGCGAACCGGAAGTCGGGATCCGAGTCGAGGATCACCAAGTCGGCATCCTGCACGTGCATCCAACTCGGAGTCGCCAGCATCGGATCAGCGGGTGGTTGGCGCCATGCAGGATCCGACTCGAACCCGAAGAACCGGCAGGCGCCCAGGTCGAGATGCTCGGTGATGCGACCCACGCCGACGCCGGTCTCGACGACAACCGCAGGCTGCAGCATCCGCTGAAGCATGCCGACGAAGCGACAGAAGTCCTGCTCCGGCGACCATTCGTCCCACGACAGCCAGCCGAGGTCGGCGTGCGGTGTGAACTGCTTTTCGTCCTGCATGACACCCCCGTGTGGACCGGACCGGAGCCCGGCCCACCTTCATGATCAGAACGCCGGGGCGATCAGACCGGTGCCACCGATCTCCACGACCGACGCCGGGTAGCGCGCGGCCGTGAAGGCGAGGTAGCCGTAGACCTGGAGGCGCACCGTGAGGTTGCCGGAACCGACCTCCGGCAGCACCCGGGAGCGAAGGCCCGACTCGTACAGGAGCACATCCGACGCGCGCAGGACGTGGATGACGTCCTCCGTGGTGGACGCGCCCAGGTTGGTCGGCATGCTCGGGTCGGTGACCACGGGAAGGCCGTGCATCTGACCGACGACCTGCTGCGAGGCGACCGAGCCGAGGGTGGCGACCGCGTTCTGCGGGTTCCCGGCGTCCGGCACGACCAGCGGGCGGCCGTTGGAGTCGGAGGCGGCGAGCAGGTACGCCCACCGCCGCGGGTGCATGACGATCACCGTCGGCGCCATGAAGCGCAGCGTGTGGACCCGCTGCACCGCATCCGCGATCTTGCTGTACAGCTTCGCCACGGTCGGCGTCGCGTCCGTGTAGGTGACCGTGGTGATGCCCGACGTGGCGCGGACACCGGTGACCTGCCCGGACGAGCCCGAGCCGGAGATGACCTGCAGGTCCGTCTTGGTGGCGTAGTCGGCGACCAAGTCGCGGAAGATGACCTCGTCGAAGGACACCGGCGACTGGTCGAGCAGCTGGATGGCCACGTCCTGCTGACCGGCGATGGTCCGCACCGGCGCGTTGATGAACGTGTCCGTCAGGTCGGTCTCCTGCACCGCACCGTTGTCCGCGGTCTGCACCGCGGTCGCGACACCAGTGGCCACCTTCGGGATGTTGATCGAGTCGGTGCCGGGAGGCAGCGGCTGGTTGTTCACGACGTTCGCGTAGGCCCGGCCCGCGCGCGCCAGCTCGATGTACTGCGACATGAGCCACAGCGGCGGAACGAAGTAGCCCCCGTTGCCGTCCGTGCGGGCGAGGTCGCGGTACTCGGGTGCGCTCGCGACGTCCTGGGCGTGCCGCTGGAGCCGCTCGCGGGCGCCGCCGTCGGCGTCCATATTGAGCTGGACACGGGCCAGGTCCTGCAGGTAGCTCTTGCCGTTGCCGCGCTCGTAGGTGCGCGCCTCGGAGACGGATTCGACACGGGCCTGCGCCCGCTTCAGAGCCGCAGCGCCGGCGGTGACGGTGCGGGACCGCTCCGCCTCTTCCGACAGCTCGTTGATGCGCTCGTCGAGACTGCGCAGCTCCTCGTCCTTGGCCTTCACCTGGGCGGTGAGCTCGCGGAACTCCGCGTCTTCCTCCGGCAGGAGGTCCTCGCGGGCCTCCTCCTCGGCGAGGTCGGTGATCGCCTTGCGCTTCGTGAGGATCTCCTCGCGGGCGCGTGCGGCCTGCTCGCGTCGAGCAATGAGCCGCCTGAGTCGCTCATCCATGAGCGAGCCTGCCTTTCGTGGCATCGGATGTGGGTAGCGGCCAGTGCCAGGCCGTGGAACAGCCGCCGACGCCAGTGCCAGGCATGCGACAGCGCCGCGATCAGTGCCAGACCGCGGTAGGTAGATGGGGACGCCGGTCAGTCGGCGTCAGCGAGGTGCCGGCGCAGATGCGCCTCGACCGCGGCGCGCTGGTCCTCCGGAATGTCGGAGTGCGGCAGCCGGGACAGGGCGTACCGGACGGCGCCCAGGTTCGCCGGCGAGCCGACCCGGCCCTCGTGGTGCGCGAACCGGTAGGACCTCTTGTCCTCCGGGTCGCCGTCGGGGTCGACCCAGGCGTGCATGTAGCGCAGTACCACCTGATCGTCCGGTGCGTCCTCGATCGCCGCCCGGCGGTCCATGGAGCCCTCGACGACATCTGTGCTGTGCGAGGGGATCGAGCGGGCCAGCGGCAGCACCGAGTCGGCATCTTCCATCGCGCGGGCGTCGGCGACCGACAGCAGTCGGCCCTTCTTCGGCTGCGGTTTCGTCGACCGGTGCAGGGCGAGCACGGTCTCGCGGGCGCGCTCCAGGCGCTCCAGCACCTGGTCGCCGCCGGACCGCAATTCCGAGCGGGCCTGCTCCGGGTCGACGTCGGCCAGCACCTCCAGAGCGGCGCTGAGGCTGTTCAGCTGGGCGCTGGTGGCCGGGTTGGCACCGAAGTTCACGACGCTGACGTCGCCCTTGTGCAGGGAGACCTCGGTCAGGGTGCGCTCGGTGTCGTCGTCCGACCACTTGTCGGCCTTCACCCGGAACGCGAACGACATCTCATCCATGTCGCCGCGCTCCATCTTGGTCTCCAGGCGCTGAACGTCCGGGTCGCGGCGGTCCAGGTCCGCCTCGACGAGGAGGCCCTTGGAGTCCGTCGACAGGCGCAGCGTGCCCGACTTGGTGCGCGCGAGCGGCATCCCCTCGTGATTGATGAGCAGATGCAGGTCCGGCTTCGCCGCCAGCGTCGCGTCGAACGCCCGCTGATCCACGCGCTCCGTCCATCCGTAAGGCGGGCCGCCGAGCACGTCATAGCCGTTGTTGAACACGGACGCGTAGCCGGTCAGAGTCAAGCCATCGCCCTTGCTCCGCAGCTCGAACCCGGCTGCGGCGATAGACCGCCGCTCGGGCGCATCGCGCAGCTGATGCCGGTCAACCATCGGTGCCGTCCTTTCGGATGAGGCGCAACGGCCCCGGATCTTCACTGCGGATAGCGGGCGGCGAAATCACCGCATTGGAGGCGATCGGCAACGGCGTGTAGTCCTGGCCGGCGCCGTTCGGCAGCGGCGGCTCGTCCTCGAGGGCGCGCAGGCCGTCGATGTTGTCCCAACCGATCAGGCGCTTCTTCTCGTGCACCTCGAAGCGGGTCAGCAGGTCGGCGCGGATCAGCACGTCCGGGTCGAACTTCACGTACTGCCCGCGCGGCAGAAGCGCGCTCAGGTGCGACTCCAGCAGCGCAAGCCACGGCAGCAGCGAGAACTGCACCAGCTCGATCTGCCGCTGCTCAGGAGAGCTGTACGACATGGATCCGCCGGTCTCGCCGCCGATCATCTCCGGCGGGATTCCGTAGATCGAGGCGATAGTCGACGCGGTCAGCCGCATCGTCTGAACGAACTGCGCCTCATTCGGGC